GGGGTTTTTTCTTTACGCTACAATAAAGCTAAATTACTTTTTGGATCGTGGCAGCAACTATAGATGCAACTATAAAAGGAGCAAATGCTAATAGCTATGTCACCCTGACTGAAGCCAATAGCTATTTTGAAACAGTTTCCGATTCCTCAACTTGGACTAATAAAACAGACGATCAGAAAAATAGATCACTAATAGAATCTACTAGATGGATAGATACATTAGTGTATTACGGAGATAGATGTGACTCTGGGCAAGCATTAAAGTTTCCAAGAAATAACTACCAGGTTGACGGAGTGGAACTTGCCTGTTCTGCTATTCCTCAAAACATTAAGTACGCACAATTTGAATTAGCGAGAGCACTGGCAAATGATACAGGAGCTATAACAAATACCACTGGTAAAGACGGCAACTTCAGCGAAGTAAAGTTAGGTGATATAGAGGTTAAGTACAATACAGAAAGTCAAGGATCAGGGGCTATAAATAATATTATGGACGTTTATCCGTGGTTACAAAGTTATCTTGGAGCGTATATGTTAGGTGGGGCAGGAACTTTCCAACTTAGGGCGGTAAGAGGATAATGGCAGGACAACTAGACTCAGCATTTAAACAAATAGCAAAACAGGTGGTATCTCAACTTGGAAACTCATTAGATACTACTGTTGTATATACCCGTAAAGGAGTATCAAGTTATAACGCTGAAACAGGTGAGTATATAACTGTCGATACAAATTACACAATAAAAGTACCTGTAGAATTTGTACGTTCTACAGAAGAGGAAGGTTTTCAAGAGAATGTAGCACGGTTGTACATCACACCTGATTTGATAGGAGATAATCAACCGTTATTACAAGACGAAATAACACTTACTTTTTCTGGTTCGAGTAGGGGCAGTAAGATAACAGATATTCTTACTCTTAAGGGTGGTCAAGAATACTTATTTAGAGTGGATGTTATTTTCTAATGACTTTAGTAAACGCACGAGCAGCATTTGAAACCGCAATATTAGATGCGGTAACGGACGCAGATCCTACGGTTTCTGTAATTTTTGACAATATGCCTTTTAGCACTCCAGGTAAAGATAAAAAATATGTAATGGTGAGTTTAGATTTTAGTCAAGCAACAACTCAACCACAAGGAGCAGCAGAGAAATATTATGCAGGATCTATAAGATGTGGAATTATGACTCCTCCAAATAAAGGAAGTGCAGTTGCATCTGCTGTAGCAGAATCAGTAATAACAGGATTAAGTTCTATAAATAGTTCTACTTATGTAGATAAATTCTCTGTAACTCCCAGAGTATCGGGGATAGAAGGTCCAACCTCTGTTACTGTAGAAGGCGATAGTCATTATTTATCCGTTGTAAGTTGTACTTTTACTGCTAATGCCTAGACCATTTAAAAAATTAGCTAAAGATATTGAGAAAGATATTTTAAAGGGCAGAAAAGAACTAGCAAAAACTATTGTTAAATCACTTACTGAAGAAGGTCCGTGGTGGACAGGTACATTTGGTGAGAATTGGGTCGTATCAAAAAATCCAGTGCAACCCACTAAAAAGAGAAAACCAGATTTTGAACACTATATGATGCCAGATCGTACAGGTAGAAGAATAAAAAATGCAAGAGTACCTAATGTAGCTTTGGGTCAAGATTTATATGTAGGTAACAAAGCTAAGTATGCTGGTTTTGCAATAAACGCACCAGGTCAAACTTTACCTAACTTTGCAGGAGAACAGGTAACTTATGCAGAACATGGCAGAGAAAATACTTTAACAGCAAGAAAAGGCCCAAACTGGTACAACATCTATACAAAAGGTGGATTAATTAATGTCGATATAAACAAAGCATTTAAAAAGGTTGGCTTTAAATAATAAAGTAGTAGTATAGTTAGTAAGTACAATGATTTATTTTGCATGTCAACAGAAAGAGCAATCGACAAACTGAAAAGAGCTTTCAGCATAGACAGTAAAAGGAGTTATCCTATTTATAGAAATGGAGAGTTAATTTTAAATGTATATTGGCGACCTTTTACTATTGCTGATAGAGATGGCATAAATGCTACTCTAGTAGCAGCGAACAGAGGACAAGAAGAAGGAAGTTTAGATTTTGCCCTACAGGTATTAATAAATAAAGCGGAGGATGAAGTTGGAAATAAACTATTTTCTGAAGGAGATCGAGCCAGCCTACGAAGAGAAATACCGATGGCAGTGCTTATAGAACTGATGACTAAGATGCAAGAGTTGGGTGAGGAGGCTACTCCTGATGCGGTAAAAAGCACATCTGAAGAAGAATAATTATTTATACTTACAGTTTTTTATTGCTGAAAAATTAGGGATGACTCTAGTTGATCTAAAGAAAAAAATGACATTAGAGGAACTTTATGGCTGGAACGCATATTTTATATTAAAAAGTGAAAGGGAAGAAAAAGCCTACGAAGATGCACAAAAGAAAGCTCAATATCGTAAGGTACGCTAAAGTATAAATAATGTTTTTTAAAAAATAGTGGCTGGTTCTAATTACGAAGTCAATATTAAGCTGAACCTTAAAAGTGTTAATAAGCAGTTAAATAACCTTGAAAAACGTATATCAAGAATAAATAAATTAGCTCAAGGTGGCCGAGCCAGTAGGACAGTAAATAAAAATGAGAAAGAAAAGTTAAATCAAGCTGTAAAAGTTACTCGTCAGGAACAGAGAACACTCCGTATAAAGCAAAAACAGTTAAAAGTAGATCAAGCACAATTAAAAGTTGAAAAAGAAACTGCTGCTGCTATAAATCGACAAGTAGGTGGTGGATCTACTGGTGGTGGATCTACTGGTGGTGGATCTGCAACTAAAGGTGGAGCAAGGCCACCAGCAAGAGGTGGTGGAGGTTTTGGTAATGCAATATCTAGTGCAGCTATCAGTGGTGCTTTTCCCTTGTTATTCGGACAAGGACCAGCAGCAGCAGCAGGAGGTTTTAGTGGAGGATTAATTGGAACTGCTTTAGGTGGTCAAATGGGGGGATTTGCTGGAGGATTAATTGGAACGACAGTTGTAACAGCCTTTCAAGAGCAAGTTTTAGGATTAGCTAACGCTTTAGATCCTCTTAATGCAGATATAGATACGCTTATAGGGAAATTAGGAGGTTTAAGTTCAGCTAGAAAACAAGAAATTAAAATAATTGAACAATTTAATGGAAAGCAAGCTGCATTACAAGAAATAACAAAAGACCTTGCAGATGTTATCGGAGAAGAAGGGGTTGCAGCGTTCAAGAAACTTAGAGAATCAGCAGAATTGTTTACGGATAAGTTTATTAATCTTGGATTAAAATTAGCAGCTAAAGCTGCTGATATAGTAAATGATACTAAGGAATTTTTTAAGCCTGGAGGGTTTGATCTTGCACAAGCACAAGCTGGTTTAAAATCTATTAATGATTCAACTATAGATAGTTTAAATAAAGAACTAGAAAACCTAAGAACAGAATTAAAAGAACTTCCAAAATTAAATATTTTGGAAACTACTACGTTAGGTTTGATTGGTAATGCGAAAGAAAAAATAAGTGACCAAGCAGACGTAACTAAAGAAATAGAAGGTGTTAAAGATACAATTAAACTTAATGCTGCAAAGAAAGCTGGTTTAATACTTGATAAAGAAGCCAGTGCTGCTCTTAATAATAAAGTGCTTGCTACAAATTTAGAACTTAAAGAACAAGAAAGACTAAATGATATTAGAAAAGAAGGTACATTTATTATTTCAAAAGGATTAGGCCAAGAATTATTAGCATTAGATAAATTAAATGATGATAGAGTAAAAATTTTCGAAACGCAAAAAGAATCAGCTCAAGCAGAAGTTGATAAGTTACTAGCACTAGAAAAATTAACACCAGAGCAAGAAAAACAATTACTTTTGAATCAAGAAACAGTAAAGAGCATTAATGGTCAAATAAATGCTAATAATAAAAATTTTAAGGAATTAAGAAATAGCACCCTTGAAGCTAGAAAGCTACAAAATGCTGCTAATGAAACTGTCGATGCTTTTGAAAAGTTAAACATAACAATCCAAAATGATATAAAGCAGGGTATTAAAGGTCTTATAAAAGGAACATCAACTCTTGGTGATTTACTAAATAATGTTGCAGATAGATTTTTAGATCTGGCATTAAATCAGGCTTTATTTGGTAATGCAGGAGGTCAAACTGTTACAGGTGGTTTATTTAAAATGTTTGGCTTTGCAGATGGTGGCAGACCCCCTGTTGGTAGGCCTTCCATTGTAGGAGAGCGTGGTCCAGAACTATTTGTACCCGACAGAACAGGAACTATTATCCCAAATAAACAGCTAGGCGGTGGAACGAGTATAGTTGTAAATGTTGATGCTTCTGGTTCGTCTATTGAAGGTGATGAAAGTGAGGGGAGAGAGCTTGGTCGTATGATTTCAGTTGCTATACAATCAGAGTTAGTTAAGCAAAAAAGACCTGGAGGTTTACTTGCATAATGGCTACCTTTCCTTCTATTGCTCCTAAATATGGACAGCAAAAAAGATCTAAACCTTTAACACGCACAGTTCGCTTTGCCGATGGGTTTGAACACAGAATTTTATTTGGATTAGCAGAACATCAAAATCCAAAAATATTTAATTTAACCTTTGAAGTCTCAGAGTCAGATGCAGATACAATAGAAACTTTTCTTGATGCGAGAGCAAATGATAGTGCCAGCTTTACTTTTACACCACCTGGAGAGGCAAGTTCTTCTCAGTTTGTCTGCGAAACATGGAGTAAATCAATACCATATTTAAACAGAGCTACCATACAGGCTACGTTCAGAGAGGTATTTGAACCATGAGTACTGGCCCTGTTTTCAGTGAAGTTCAAAAGATAAACCCTTCAGCAATTATTGAACTTTTTGTATTACAGCTAGACACAGCATTACATGGTGCGAATACTATTTATAGATTTCATGCAGGATCAAACTTAAATGCTAATGGTGAAATAGTTTTTGCAGGTAATTCATATTTAAGATTTCCTATCGAAGCTACAGGTTTTGCATATCAACGTGGTCAGCTACCAAGACCAAAGGTAACTATAAGTAATGCGACAGGATTAATTTCATCTATCTTAGTCAGTGTTAATCAGGTAACAGCAGGCAATGATCTCACTGGTGCTACTTTTACAAGAATAAGGACTATGGCTAGATTCTTGGACGCTGTAAACTTTCCTGGTAATACTAATCCTTTAGGCACACCAGATCCCACAGCAGAGTTTAAACGTCAGATATTTATTGTGGATCGTAAGTCAGCAGAAAATAGAGAAGTTGTTGAGTTTGAATTAGCTGCATCTACTGATATGGCAGGAGTACGAGCACCTAAAAGACAGTGCACTCGTGCTTTGTTTCCTTCTATTGGTACGTTTAATCAATGACTTGGCGAGATGATGCGTTGGTTCATGCGAAAGACCAAGACCC